GCGTTCAAACGAGAGATCTTATCCCTCCATACCAGACTCGGAGATGTAAATTTTGAAGAGACTAAACAGTTGTTTCTTCACAATGTCCTAACAGAAACTCTTGACGGAAAAACTCCTTTATATTATAATAGTAATATCTTAGGACGCTACATGCGTAAAGATTATTTTAAACCACAACAATGAAAATCTTTTTAGACACTGCTGATTGCGAACAAATTCAAAAGCATTTTGCTTCTGGATTAATTGATGGTATTACAACTAACCCTACTCTTATTCGTAAGAGTGGTAGGATTCCTGAGGATGTATATCAAGAACTGAAAGGTATTGGTTTAACTGATATTAGTATGGAAGTTGTTGGTAATTGTGAGGAAATGATATCTGAAGGATATCGTTTAAATGATCTTTTTGGTGATGTAACAACTATAAAAGTACCATGTACTCCTGATGGATTGAAGGCATGTAAAGAATTGTCTAGTTCAGGTATTAAGGTTAATGTAACTCTTATATTCTCTCAGGTACAAGCAATACTTGCTTCTAAGGCAGGTGCTACATATGTTTCACCTTTTGTAGGTAGAGTAGATGATAATTCCTTTGGTGGACTATGCTTAGTTAAAGATATTGCTAAGGTATTCCGTGAGCATATGGCAAGAACTCAAGTACTAGCAGCATCTATTAGAGGTGCTAGAGATGTTGGTAGAGCATTTGAGTATGGAGCAGACATTGTTACTATGCCAGTTGGTGTGTTTGAGAAATGTTACAAACACATTCTTACTGACAAAGGACTAGAGTTATTTGATTTAGATTGGCAATCAGTTCAACATGCGAATCCATCTGTGGTACAGTAGAGACGTAAAGTCATGGCGTTGGTGCATCTCTGATAGAGATCCTCTTAAGTTTGGTCTTGGGGATCGACAAGAGACTGGTGAAGCAAAAGAATTAGATGATGCATTAACAAAGATTAAAGAAATATCCAACAAATGGATAGGAAAAGAAGAACCCAACGCAGGTTGGTTTGGAGCTTAGAAAAATGGTAAAAGTAAGATGCCGTGTATGTGGCAAAGAGATAGAGGGACACTCTCATCAGACAAGATCTTGTGGGTGTCCTAATATGACAACAGTAACAGGAGATAGTATTTCAGCACGTGATATGTCAAAGGTGATGATAGTGTCTCATGCTACTCATGGACATTCCGAAAACAAAAAGGATTCTTTTACTTCTCAAGATTTGGAATGGCAAGAGAAAAGAAGGAAAAGAAAAGTTAGAAAACTTAATTTTGAAGTGAGATAATCTAAAGAGGACATTAAGAATATACATAATTATACGAGACTATGTTATAGTATCCACACATTCCTCTTAAAACTATGATTAACTTAGACGAGCGATACCTGTCCTACTTGGATGGTAGTAAGAAAATGAGGATTGATGGTATAGAAGAAAAGGTTGAGTCCTATGGATGGCACTGCGATGGTAATGATATAAGAGGACATTACGTTACTACAGAGAATTATAAGTTGTTTTATAATATGGAAGGGATATTTACAAAGATGGAATCGTTGGCTGCTGTTAGGTAGTATGTCTGGAGATAATTTACATAAGCAACAACCTTTAATATTTTATTCTACCACTACAACTGAAGCTAAAAAAATTATTCTTTTAAAACATATTGAAAGTGATTTATGGAACATTAAAAAAATCCCCTCATGTGAGGGGATTAATCGTTTTTAATTTTGATTCATAATAAGACCTCTTTGCAGATCCGTTTACATGTGGACTGATCATCATCGCATTCAATCAAACATGCATAATAGTCATTGACTCTAATGTCTTCTTCGTTAAACTGTTCTGTTGGGTGACTATTCCAACCTGCAAGTTGATTGTAGGACATCATCATAATTGATACCTCGTTAACCACATACTATATAGCATATTTGTGAGCATTTGACAACATTATAGTTACGTTTTTTAAACTGGTAAATATACTTGTATACAATATAAACATGGCAAAAGATTCTTCAACAGTTTTATTCACTAAGATAAAACAGGCTGCCCATACTGTAAAAGAATGGGATAAGAATTTAGCATATAAGATTCAAGGTAAGTTTGAGTTATCTAACTATCAAATGCTTTGCTTGTCATTTGCTAAAGGATTCATTATAGGAGCAATATTACTATGAACAAGATTCCATTCGCAGTAGTATCTTTCTTAGCAGTACAATTAGGTGGTGCTGTGTGGTTTGCTGCACAGTTAGACTCTAGAGTAACCAGTCTTGAGACTGAAGATTACACATCACAACTACAGATGATAAAAGAAAATCGTAGATATATTAAAGAAGTCATTATGCCTTCCTATAAAATAAGTCCTAATTGGGAAAATCCATACTATCAAGTATGGATAGACGCAGGGGGTTGGAACGATAAGTAATGACACAATCACTTAAGTGGGTTTTTAGACTCATCTTTGTCGTGGTTGGATTTGAACTGGCAATAGTGTCTTCTACTATTGCAGGTTGTTTTGTTACTGATAAGTGTAGTCAAGAAACCAGAGATAGTATTGAACGTACTATGAATGGTTTAGCAACCAAAGCATTTGCATTGTATGCTGCAGAAAAAGCAGGAAATGCAAATGCTAAGAAGAAACAAGAAGTTTGCCCTAAATGCGGTGAGTGATGTAGTATGGTCAATAAATATTATGCTTGCTATCCTACTTGTAGGTGTAGGCATTTCAATATACTGGATTTTCAAGTACGATGATTGGTATCCTAATCCCATTATTATTGATGACGAGCCCAGCGAAAGCGTTCGAGGTGGAGAAACAACAACCTTATGAGGGTATGTTGCCAGATAATACTCAGGTGCTTAATAATTGGATACAGAGTATGAAGCAATGGGAATTGGAACAAACAATTCGTGATCCTGAATTTGATATAAATAATGCACTTGCAGAATATTTCAATGGGAGCGATGAAACCGCCGAGCAGGAAGAGCTGCTACAACTTTCGAGTAACAGAGATTAACCGTGTTCTTGACGGCGATACTATTGATGTCACCATTGATCTTGGGTTTGACTTATACAAGAAAGAAAGAGTTAGAGTTGCAGGAGTTGATACGCCAGAGAAGAGAACAAGAGACTTGGAAGAGAAGGCACTGGGAATAGATGCTACAAATTGGTTAAAGAAAAAACTTGAAGATACTATTGCAGGTGAAGATGAACTCTCTATTAGAACAGAACTTGTGGGTGGCATGGGGAAGTATGGTAGGCTTCTTGGTTGGCTCTATATTGGCGAAGATCTTATTTCATTAAATGAACTAATGATTGACGAAGGGTACGCATGGGAGTATGATGGTGGTACAAAACAGAAGGACTTTGAACAACTCAGAGTAATTCGTCGTCGTCTTGGAACCTTAACTGAGTAATGATTGAAGAAAGAGAAGACTTCATTGCCTTGCTGAAAGAGAAATCTTATCGCAGGGGTGATTTTACATTGTCCTCTGGTAAAAAGAGTGAGCATTATATAAATTGCAAACCAGCAACACTACAGTCTGATGCTTTACTTTTTATCAGTTGGTGTATTCTTGAGTGTTTAGAAGAGGATACAGTAGCAGTAGGAGGACTTACCTTAGGAGCAGATCCTTTGGTGAGTGGTGTTGCTATGGCATCTGCTATTGCTGATGACAAACCATCAGTCAATGGACTTATAGTAAGAAAGGAACCTAAAGGACATGGTACAGGAGCATGGATTGAAGGGCCATTACCTCCTAAGGGTTCTAAGGTAACTGTGTTAGAGGATGTTATTACTACAGGAGGTTCGGCAATCAAGGCAGCAGAGAAGTTGCGTGATGCTGGATATATAGTTGATAGAGTGGTAGCAATTGTGGATAGACAAGAGGGGAAAGAAGCATATGACGCATTAGAGGATGCAGGATTAGATGTTGTCAGTCTATTTTTATTGGAGGAATTGATTAATGAGTGATGAATTTAGTATTGATATAGACAAGGCACTGCAGAGTGCTAAAACTACTGATCACATAGGTGACTGGACACCCCATTATCCTACTGGTGTTGAGTCAGTTAAGGCAGCAGTTAATAATTGTATTGACTTAGCAGGTTTGGATAAGAAGTTGATGGGAGATATAGCAGATGGTGAGTTTACATCTTATGATTGTTATGATAGCACTGGTAGAAACACCAAAAAGATTGTAATAGAGTATGAGGAACCAATAACAAGATGACATATAACAATGAGTATGATTCCTCTTGACAGGACAGCATACCTATCTTAAACTAACAACGTTAACTTTAGACAAATGACACGTTCGCTTGTAGACAAATTCCATAAGCATTTACCACTGTTAGAACAAACTGTACGGAGGGAATGTGATTTAGATCACTCAAATCCCAAACTATACAGAAAAGTTTATCGTTACTTTAAAGGACAAGGAGTAGAATTTTATGGTAATCCAGATGATGATTATGAATTAATTGTTGAAGAACTTGAATCCGAATTAAAAAAATCATGAAAGTAATTATGGAACGGTATCCTTACCGTTATGTGGAGTCAGGAGTTCTAGAGAATGGTTCTCCTGACTATAGAATTCAAAAGCATGATGAGTATACTAGGCGATACAAAGACATGTATCTTTGTGATAACAGTATGCAACTCACTACTGCTATTGAGGATTTCGAGTATACAAAATGGTTAGATCCTGCAGGTGTACCTTCCTACAGGAAAAATAACTAAATAGCAAAAGCACACTTTATTTGGAAAAATGGCAGCAAAAGGAAAGGCATCAAAGTCAGCAACAGGTGCTTCAATGTCA